TAATAGTCTTTTGATTCTAGAACTTTGCGGGTAAATTGTTCTCTGGCCTCGATGTAAGAGCATTGCGCCTTGCTTGTGCAGTAATATAGGATTTCTCGAGTGAAGTTTTCTTTGCCTAATTTCAATACGTCAGTGTTTAATTCTAGATTTGAACCGTAATAATCACGCCAATCCGAATCAATTTTTGATCGTATTTTCTTTTTTTTCTTAGTTCCGTTCTTGAGCTTGACCACCCGGTAGGATGTTTTAGCGAACTTGGCTAATTTTTTGCCTATATACATGCGTCCAGAGATTGTATTGGTTATGAGATATACGAAACCTACGCACTCTTCGGGCAAGGTTTCTATTACAGTATTTTCATAAGTCCAAGACATACACTAGTTAGTGTCTGCGTCTCCAGTCCCCTGCTTCTTCTGAGCCTTATTAGCGTCCACCGCGTGGCGCCAGTCTTGTATTAATTTTCGCCGTTCACGTGAGATAATACGAATTTGGGCAAGCCAGTATCGTGTTTGTTCCCCCGCACGGCGTGTGCCTCGATTGATCCAACGTTGATTTGCTTTGAAGTACTCGTTAAACGCCCTCATGAGTTGTGAGTGAAGTTCTTCATCTTGTGGAATCATTTCTTAGGAATTTCCTTTGCGAGTTCTGGAGCAATACGATCCAGTTCTTCTTGGTGTGCATAACGAGCAGGCGGATTTAAATTCCAACTGTCCGATGTAAAAATACGTACAGGTTTCCAAAATGCGTGTATGACATTGTTAATAATAACAATACCAACAACTACAATTACAAAACCCAACATTGTTAAAATACTTCCGGCTAAAAACACCGCGGCTTGATCCATATCCATTATTCTATTACCTCTAAATCGTTTGCGTAACTTGTAAAGCCATTTTCCTTAATGACTTTAAGTACGTTATTTACCCGCCCAATCAATTCGTCCTTATGACTGATTAAGAAGATGTTCTTTTTGCGTTCACGGCTCATCTTTTTAAGCACGGCTAACGCACCTTCGACACCGCTAGCATCTAGTCCGTTGTCAATTAGTTCGTCAACAAACAGTAAATTAATCTGCTGATACAAACTTTCCCACACGTCACGGAAACTCCATGACAAACCAAGTATAAGCCGGTTACGCTCTCCTCGACTTAGGTTATCAAAATCTAAGTCTTGCCCTAGCTGTGTTATCTCAACTGTTAAGTCGTTTTGGAATATCACTGTATGCGGTAAGCCCATCTTATCAAGATAATAAGTTAGACGATTGTTAAGATAAGCTAGGTTTTGATCTATAATCTTTTTGCGTATAAAGCTATCTTTGCTGGTTAATAGTTTAAGTAAAAATTCTTGATGATCTTTAAGCGTGTTAAGCGTATTGACTTTATCCCATGAAATTTCCTGCATGGCAGTATGACGCAGTTCGTCAATTTGCTCCTGGTAAGGATCCGTTTCACCTGCTTTAACTGTTAATTGTGTTTCAAGAGTTTTTAAATTATTCTGATGTTTCAGCGCGGCCTCAACGGTGTCATAATATGTGTTAGGACGCTGTGCAACTTCTCCAATAGAACTAATTTCTTTCATGATTTTAGCAAGATCCGCGGCCACTTTATCCATATACTTTTGTGCTTCTTCAAGATGTTTGACAGCAGTAGCAGACATTTCTTCATGTTTGTGATCATGTAGTTCTTGTTCGCAAGCGTGACACTTTTTGTCCTTCAACTTAGCAAGCTCGTCGGCGTACTTTTTTACGCTTCGCTCCGCTTGCGCTGTCGCGCTGTCTAGCGTTGCCCGCTCCTTAGCGAGGCTTTTTAACTTGGCTGTCTTTTCTTCGAAAAGCTTCAGTTCGTTGTGCTTGGCAAGCTCAGCTTCGATATCCACACTTTCAAGTTCGATAATAGCCCGTGCTGTTCTTTCAACATCTGCTTCATGTTGAGTATTCCAAGCATTTTGCCTTGTGATCAAACTGTCAACACTAAGTTGAATTTTTTCGTTGGACTTCTTAGCGGCCTCAATATCTGCGCTTTCTTGTAGCACTTGATCTTTAGTTGTTCTAATCAGCTCTTTGAGTGTTTCTGCTTTTTCACTCAAGATAGTTATGCCCAATAACTGTTCAATAATAGCACGTTGGTCATTGGCCCGCATACTTAAGAACGGTTCTGTATAAGTGTTAAGAGCAACAATATGCTTAAACATGTCGTGACTCATGCCCAGCAAATCATCTAAGTCCTTTTGCGTTTCACGCATATCACCTTGTGCATCATCTGTTTCTTCTGCTTGTTGTTCTTGGTCATCCACAAAGAAACGCATGAGTGTGGGCTTGCGTCCACGTTCGATGCGATAGTTAATACCATTCTTTTCAAAGCTCAGGGTAACTAACATGTTTTTGTTGTTAATCTTGTTAATAAGATTATCTTTTTTAATGTTAGTAAGAGCATTGCCAAATAGTGCGAAACTTAGTGCATTGACAATAGTTGTTTTTCCAGTACCATTACGACTACCACTATCATCACCGCCTTGATCTAAATTTTCACCTAGTACAAGTGTTAGGTTAGCTTTGTCAAACGCTACTCCTTGAGTTTGGTTGCCCACACTCATGAAGTTTTTAACAGTTAATTCTTTAATCTTAATCATAGGCTATTATAAATTTCCAACAAGGTATTCTTATTATACGTGTCTGATTCAATGTTTACAATCTGATTGGAAACAATTTGGTCTACTGATTCAAACGACTGGATATCTATATTAGTATTCATCTCAACTTCTTTGCGTTCTGTAATCAAAGTAAGTTCACGAATATTGTAATCTGTAATAAACTTTTCTTTAATAAAGCTGGCTTCTTCGTAACTAATATCAATGTCCAATGCAACACGTAAGTGTTGTTTGGGTTTAATAATAGTGTCCGCTTCATCAATTAATCGACTTAATGTAACAGTACGGAATGTAGGTTGATTGGGCCAACTATGATATTGAGGTTCGCCGTCCCACTCTAGTATCATCATACCACGATCGTCGTCCCATGTATCTGCATAGTTATGCGGAAACGCATTGCCGATATAAATCATATTCTTTTGTTGTTGACGTTTATGAAAGTGTCCGCTAAATCCTAGCTCGTAACCTTTAAAACTATCCAGTGCAATTTCGCCATGATCCGGCATTTGCACCATTGCGTTCATAAAGAAGCTGGGCAATTCAAAGTGTCCAAAGATATACTTGCCACCTTTCTTGCCTATGCTTCGCCATTCGTCCCCAACGAGCCAAGGACATAAAGTAACGTCACCAATAGTAACGGGCTCGTGTACCACAGTGATGCCAGGAATATACTTTCCGAACTCAACGCTGTGGATGTCCCGCTTATCTTTGTAGTACAAATCATGATTACCAGGAAAGAAATAAAAGTTATCGAAAGCCTGTCCCAGTTTCTCAAGGGCCCTAAGGCTATAATCCATAGTAGTAATATTAAGACTGTTGCGATTGTGATGCCAATCGCCCATAAAAATTCCAACATCACAGCCTTCCTCCTTGGCCTTGGCAATGTACCAATCCACAAAGTCTTCGCAGTCTTGATTGTGTACACTACTGTTAGATTTTAATCCAAAGTGGATGTCAGTAAAACAAGCAACCTTTTTAAACAGTTGGGGTTTCTGTGGGTGTGTCATTAGTAGTGTCCTCGTTGTGTCGTTTAAGTGCGGCCGCGTGTTCTCCAGCGCCAGTACGTGAGTAAGATGGATTCATACCATTCATTTCTAAAATATCATCACGGATGTTTTGATTACGTTTTTCAATATTAATAACACGGACAAAGCTGTTAGTCACCGCGGCCGTAAAGTATGCAAATGGATTGTCTGATTTGCTTTCATCAAATTGTAAGCCCACCTGTGTTAGTTGTAGTATAGCTTGCCCACGCATTTCGTCGTTGTAAGTGTATCCACGAACGTTGCCACGGGTAGCATACCTTTCGCATAGTTTAATCATCATGCGGGCCAGTGTAGGTGTAATTTGTCCAGCATCTTTGTCAAAGTGCCCTTTATCTAACGTACCCTTCCAGTGGCTTTTGCCCACACAAACCAGTTCATCTTCATCATTAAACTTCCAATGCTGGAACGGAGGAAAGTTAACTTTGTCTCTGTGGTCAGCTAGACTTTTTGGATTTTTCTTGCGTGTACTATTAAGTGGAATATGGTCAAAAGTCATAACCCTAAACACCAAATCTAACTTTTGAATTTTTTTGTAATCAACTTCGCAATCTGCTTGTTT